GCTCGCGGCAAGGTCCGCGCTGATGCGCTTGGCTTCGGCTTCAATGGCCGGCGCGTTCGCGGCCAGTGCTTCGTTTTGCGTGGCGGCGTCTTTCAACGCCGTTTCGAGGCGGGAGATTTCCGCGTTTGCTTCGGTAATGTTCCAGAATTTGTAGGCCATAAAATTTTCGGGCGTTGTGCCCTTAACCTTGTTTACGGAGTCAACTTGCGAGCATGTCCATCACGTCGCCGAGGCTGTTGACCACGCCGTCAATGAGGCCGATTCCCGCGCTTTCTTCGCCTCGGAATACCTGCCCCTGAAGGTGCGCGGTTTCGACGGCGCGCACGGCTTGGATCGCTTTCTGAAATTGCTGGTGGATTCGGTCGCTCTCGGTCTGGAGCATGTCGCGCTCTTCTTCGCTGAGGGCGCGGAAGGGTGCGCCGAGCAGCTTGTATTTGCCGGAGCTGATGGCGTTCACCTTCACGCCTTCTTCTTCGAGCTTGCGCGTGTAGTCGAGCAACACCATGCGCACGCCGACGCTGCCCAGCGTGGCGCTTTCGGTCGCGTAAACCCGGTCACATTGAGACGCGAGCCACATGCCTCCAGAGCACGCCTCGGAGTCGGTGAATGCCCAGACGGGTTTCGCGGCGCGGGCTTCGCGGATCATCGCGGCCGTCTCGGGTGTGCCGGTGACGGTGCCGCCGGGGCTGTTCACGTCGAGCAGGATTTGATTGATGCGGGGACTGCTTCCGGCTGCTTGGAGTTGGTTCTGTAGGGTGTCCAGCGAGCAGCCCCCGCAAGCTGTTTCCATTGAGGAAAGGTGTTTCCCGAGAATGCCGTGAACCGGGATCACGGCGACGGTTTTTCCACCGATTTGAAACTCGCGATACTCGGCTCGTTCGTTGTCGCGCTCGGGCGCGTCGTAGTCCATCGCCTTGAAGTCGCCGGCAATGCGCGCGTCGAGCGCGTCCATGATGGCGCTGAGTTTTTCGCCGGTGATGACCCACGGCTGGCGGGTGACTTTGGAAATGATGTGGGGAATGGGGTTCATTTGAGGATCGCCAGGAGGATGGCAAGTTCTTCGTCGTGCTCGACGTATTGCGGACGGCAACGCGCGCCGCTGGTGGAGAGTCGGAGGCGACTGGAGTATGGCCGAATGGTCTGCCGCCGGGCGTGGCTCACGCCGGCGTTTCCGTTTTGGAAGCCGAGGCGCATGGCTTCGGCGTGGAGTTCCTGCCGCAGCATGGGCGAACCTCCGCCGACGCTGTTGGTGCGCGTGGGCTTGGCTTGGAGTTTCTGCCGCAGCATCGGTTTGCCGTGGCTGAATTCCTGAAATGTGGTGCGCGTGATGATGCGCTTTTTGCGCGGCTTCTCGGGCGGGAAGTAGAGGAAGCGCAGGCGTCCGCCGCCGCCGCCGGTTTGCACTTGGTCGCCGATTGTGTGCGTGCCGTAGGTGAAGACGGCGCTGTGCCCGGTCAGTGTGATCGTCTGCGTGCCGCCGCTGCCGCTGAGGTCCGGCCAGTAGTTTTCCGGCCAGTAGTAAAACGGGCTGTAGTTGTTGGAATGCCAAGCGTTCATCAGTCCGGATCGATGGTGATCGCACTACGGTTTCCGCTGCTGTCCACGGTGGCGACCACTCGGTCTTTGGTGTCGGCTTGATCGCGGAAGGTGATCTCGGTGGTGCCGCCGCCAGTGCTTTGGCCGGCGTTGACGGCGAGCAGGATTCGCAGCACGTCCTCGGCGGTGAGTCCGTTTTCAACGATGTATTCCCACACGGCTTGACCAACGTTTGCGGTGCTCAATCCGGTTCCGGTGACGACAAGATCAGCAGTCAATTCTCCGGTGCCGCTGGCGGTCGATCCCGCAGTGGTGCCCATGCCGGTGAGGGCGCAGATCAATTCTCCAAGCCCCGTCAGGCTGGCGGCGCTGACGGTGCCGCTGCCGCTGATGTTGGCGACGGCTTGGAGGAACGCCTTCAGATCCGCATCGCTGATCGTGCCGCTTCCGCTCAAGTCGGCGATGGCTTGAACGATGAGCGAACCGACGGCTTCAAGTGTGCCGCTGCCGCTGATGGCAGCCTCGGCGAGTTTCACGGCGAGAGCGTCGCCGCTGATGGTGCCCACTCCGACGATTTGCAGCGTCGAGGCGATGCCCCCGGCGCTCATTGGCAAGGCCCATGAATACGGCGGGTTGTAGCCGTGGCCCAACGCGCTGAGATCCATTGTCCCGGACTGGACATCTTCCACGGCGATCCTTGGAAAGAGGACGGGCTTGAACAACGCCAACGGATTCGAGAACCCCTGCCCGACTTCTCGGACGGTGTTGCGATTCTGTTGGGCGTAGTTCGCGAGGATCATTTCAGTTCCAAACGAAGTTCAGATAACCGCTGAAGCCGGAGCTTGCCGGAGTGGCCACGCCGCTGCCCCATAGCCAATAAAGCGCCGCGCCGTCATAGATGCGCGGGAGGCTCGGCAGGCCAAAGAGGAAGTTTTGTTCCGCTGCAAGGCCGAGAGTGGAGAGCGGGATTTGCGCGATCTCGCGGATGAGCGCAACGGAGTATTCGCCCGAGACGTAGCTGGTCGAATTCTGAATCGTGTTCACTTCTGCAATGCCGCCGTCGCCCGCTTGAAGCGGTGTCACATAGTTGTATTTTCCCGTGCCGGTCGCGCCGGTATAGAGGATGTGCGAATTGCTCGCGGCCGTCTTCCCGATTGGCAGGACGGTGGGCGTTGCTCGGCTGGTGGCTTGCGCGCTGTTGGTGTAGCCCAACGAAAGGTTCGGCGTGCCTGCACCGAGGGCGGTGGCGTTCGAGTTGAAGAAGATCGCGTTGACGCCCGCGCCGTTGGTGTAGCGAGGAAGGAGCCAGGTAACGGTGTGAGTGCCGGTGCCTGCGTCGGTGATGTTTATCTGTGTTCCGGCGATGGCGTTGGCGTAGCTGGTGGCCAGCTCAAACGTCGTGTCGCTTAGGCGCACGAAGTAGTAGTCCGTGGCCGTGGCCAGCCCGCCCGGCAAGGTGGTTGTGGTGGTGAGGCGAACGCGCGTTCCGGTGAGCAGGTTGCTGGGGATGTTCGCGGTCGATGTCCAGGTGCAGACATCGGACCCGGCGTCGGCGGTGAACGTGTCAGACTGGCCAAGCGTGTTCGTGGTCGCTTGCGCGGTTACGGTGGTCACGGCGGTGACGCGGTAAAAACCGATCACGTCCACAAGCGCGAGGGTTCCGGGGACGACGGTCGCCGCTGCGCTGACGGCGGCGGCGCTGAGAAGGTATTTGTTGAAGGTTGGTTGGACATTGCCGCCATGTTGGATCGCGCCCGCGCTGGTGGTGCTGTCTTTCACGGCTTGAAATGTCAGTGCCGTGCCGGCGTTGAAGATGGCGTCTGCTCCGGGATTGCCCGCGCCACGAAAAAGCGTGTGCCATTCGTTCGCGACGGCGGCGGCGGTCGGGTTGAAGTTTTTTCCCCAGTTCGCGCGGAAGCTTTGGCCGTTGGCGAGGGCGCTGATGAGTTGGTCGTTGGATGAGATGCCGGGCATAAATTTAGTTCCAGATGGTTCGGATGCCGCCACGCACGGCGAGGCCGGAGAGTGAACCGTTGGGCAGGGTGATCAGGCTGAGGTAAGCGTCGTCTTGAATTGTCTCCAGCTCGTTGGCGAACAGGAGAAGGTCTTTATCGTATGGCGCGTCGATGCCGCGAATGATCGTTTGGGCGATGGGCTTGACGAGGATGAGCGCGAAGAAGCCGGTGTCGGCTCCGTTCATGGTCACGCTCTGGACGGAGCGCACGCCCTTGTCGTCGCCTTGCAGCGGAATGAACGGGCCGGGCGGGGAGTTGTTCGTCGCGGTGCTGGCGGTGGTGATGGTGCCGGGGGCGGCGGCAGCGTTTTGCACGACGAGCGGCGTGATGCGCCCGGCGACGCCGTCGGAGTTGGTGTAGTTGACGGAGAAGCTTTGCCCGCCGGTGCGCGAGCTGATGGTCACGGCCATCATGAAGACGCCTTTGCCGTCGGTAAATCGCGGCAAGGTCAAGGTGTTGTCCATCTCCTGCGGATCGGTGTTGCCGTCCTCGATGCTCGGGTAGTAGAGCAGGTAGTCCATCAACATGACGGACATGGGCAACGGGGTGGCCGAGGCGCAGGCGACGCGGAGGAAGCGGAGATACTTGGTCTGGCTGCTGCCGATGTTTGCGCCGTGGTAGATCCCGCCGTCGGTGCTTTGCTTGATTTGTTGGGCGACGAGCGGTGCGGCGTCGAACCATTGCTTGGCTCGGGGATTCCCGGATGCGCCGCTGATGTCATACCAAAGTCCAGCCGTCGTCACCTGGTTTACGTTCTTGACGAATTCGCTGAAGCGGGTGCGGCCTTCGAGTTCGGCGTCAACGACGGTGCGCGTAGTAACGACGCTCACACGCACCTCCCGGTGATCGCGGACATCGCCTGCGAGGTGGTGACTTGGACTTTTTGGCGGAGGTTCATTCCTCCTTCACCCACGGCAAGGGCTTTGCGCGGGGCGATGATTTGCCCGCGGCATTCGCACTTGCGCTGAATGGTTGGCTCCTGCCCGGCGTGGGCGCGCACTTTGACGGCGCGCAGGCATTGCGCGCAGTAGTAGAGCGGCGGCCCGACAAGGGTCCACAGCTTCTTTTCCAGTGGCGTGCGGGCGTCCATCTCGGATCAGCTCTCGGTGACGGTGAGTGCGCCGGCGGCGAATTGCGGGGTGATGCCAGAGGAGACGGCCAGCGAGGCGTTGAGCGCGCCGTAATGCCAGACGGTGCCGACGCCGGATGACCCCGTTCCGGTGGCGACGTGGGTGAGCGTCGCACCAGTGACGCCGCATTGCGCAAAGCTGATGGTGGCGGCGTTGGCGGTCGCGCCGGATGCGGCGGCGTTCCAGCCGGTGGATCGAGCGACGGCTTGCCGGGCGTAGTTCGTGTAGGCGGTTTCGTTTTCGGTCTGCTGGTTTGTCCCGGCCGCCGGGCTCGATGTGTGCAGGCTCACGTAGACGTTGGTGAATGGGGAGCTGGCAGCATTGTCCGCGACGTTCGCCCACGCGGTCGCGCGATACATCAGGTTGACGATGGAATTGCAGGTGGATGTGGATTTAGGCATGGCGTGATTGGGTTCAGGTGAGGGCGAAGATTTTTGAGCCGCCGTTGTCGAAGACGAGGTCGATGTCCGCACCGTTGGGCGTGATGGGCAGTCCAAGGCCGCTGTTCTGGTAGTCGATCAAGCGGGACGTGGCTTCAACTCCGGTGTCCTGGTAGAGCATGATTGCCCCGCATTGCGGACCCGAGACCAAGGTGAAGGTGGTGTCGGCCGCGTCGAAGATGCCGGACCCGATGCTCTTGCCGGAAAGCGCGGGCGTGGTGCTGATGCGCGCGGCCAGCGGCACGTCGGAAAGGAATTGGTGCGTGGTGAGGTTCACCGCGTATTCGGTGGTGTCGATGAGGATGATCTTGATCGTGTCATTCAACAGATCGATTTCCCCGCCGAGAAAGGATTGCTTGGCTTTGGTGTAGATCATTCGGTTTCCTCGATGCCGGCAATCATGCCGCGACTGTCACGGATGATCTTCATGTTCCGACGGCCTTTGCCGGCGTCGATGTTCAGAGTGATGGGTTGAGCGGTGGCGGAGGCAGATTCTTTTTCGTCGGCGGGTTCGTCGGGCTTTTCTTCCGGCTCGGCCGCCGGATCGGGTGACTCGCTTTGCGCGTTTGAGCTGGCTTCGGCCGAGTTGGTGACGGTGCTGTAGCTCGACTGATCTTCGAGCAGGGTGATCGCGAGTTCCTTGCTGACGTTGAACTTTTTCGCGAGTTCGTCGGCGCGTTGCAACAGATCTTCAACTTCGCTTTGGTTCTGCGCTCGCAGGTCTTTCCAGTAGTCGCCGCGTTCGGCCGCGCTCTTGGCCAGCGTCTTCAACCCGGCCTTGCGTTCTTCGATGTCCACGGAGCTTTGATACTTCGCATCTGCTGTCACCTTGGCCGGACCTTGGTAGCTCCAGCGATACCAGTCCTTATTGAACGGGAATAAGGTCAGGCGCTTGTCGGGGCGCGCCGGGTTGTCCATCACCTTCGCGATCCGATAGCCGTCAATTCGCGTTTGCGCCGGGCAGACGACATCGTTGCGCAGGCATTCGAGCTTGCGGTTGATCCGGTCCACGACGACGCGCATGGATGCGCCGCCGATCTTCGTTGGGTTGTAACTGTAGTCGAAGCTCCAGCCGAGGCCGTGCAATGCCTCGCGGATCACGTCGTCTCGAAACGCCTGCTGGTTGCTGGTGGGGCGATCGTTCTGGAAGGCTTCGATCTTCGCGCCGCTGTTGGCGCGATGGTATCGGATGCTGACTCCGTCCACGGTTTCGGTGGCTGTGGTGGAGAGCGCCGGCGGGGTGCCGCCGGACTGGGTCTCAAAGTTCGTGCTGCTGCGGCTGAGGAGTTTTTTGGTCTTGTCGGCTTCTCCGGTTTCGTTGGTCTCGATCAAGCCGATGCTGGACCCGAGTTTCTGCGCGATGATTTCAAAGCGCCGACTTTCCGCGAGATCCTGCCAGTCAAAGCAGCTTGCCCCGAGGATGCTGATGCCGCGAATTTGATCCGGCGTTTCGACCAGGTAGCTGAGGAACATGTCGCGCGCGGGCACGTCGGTGAAGG